AGATGCTGTAAGAAGTTATCTTTATTATTATCCTGTAGTGTAGTTTTGTATTTACTTATGCCGACACAACTTCTAGCATCAAACTCTTTCTTTAAATCTTCTACTATCTTATCTTTCATTTTATAATTCCATTAATCTATTTATGGCGGTATGCCCACCTAATACTACACCACATCCTATTGCTTGTTTCTTAAAATTCTTGGCATAAGCAGCTGCGTAAGATGTTCCATCTACTCCACAGCCAACTTGCATTCCAAACACCTTGAAGTTTCTTCCAACGCTCCATTCAACATAAGCTTGTGTATGGATATGGCCTTGTACTGTAGACATCATATCATTTTTTGATTTGGTTCTTGCTGTTCCACCTTCTCCATGAACGTACTGTACATTATCGTAGACTATTCTATCTACCCAGTTCCAATTAGTTCCAAGAACATCGTTGTAAGACTTAACCCATCGCTTAGGGATTTGAGAGTCAAAAGCTTTTCTCATTATAATTCTGTCGTGATTTCCAATCAGAACATCAGCAACAGGAAATGCTTCTACCCATTTACTTATATCGTTTATAGCATAATCTAATTCATCTCCACCACCCATACCATCAGGATCACTAACATGAAATGAACTGTAGTGATTATCAATTATGTCTCCTATGAATATTACTTGGTTGCAGTTGTATTTAGAATAAGTTTCTTTACAGAATTCAAAGTAACCTTTTAGTTCAAAAGGAGCGTGTATGTCTCCAATAACTAATATCCTTCTTTCATTAGTTGTTAGATTCTCGTAAGCTAATTTTTTATTACCTGACAGTCTTGGTCTATAACTCATCTTCTGTAAATTTTTGCGTCTCACGCAAAACAGAATGAAGCTCCTTGATAGATTGGTTTAAATGCTCATGATCTTCATCCATTAAAGACTCGTAGATGTCATCGGTTAAATCATTGATGGATTTCATCAATAAGTTAATAAAGTTAATTGAGTTTCTGCTGTTTTTGTGTATTGACATTTGTACTATTTGTTTCTGTAATGTACAAGTTTTTGTTCAATAAAAATAGAAAAACTTATTAACAAAGATTGTTAATCTTGTGCGTACAATAAATGTTTCCCAACCTCTTGATTGATTTTAGTAACAGCTTTATAAATTGCTTTTGATTTTCTTTTTACAATTTCACGCTCTGTTTTTGTTGACTCTTTACCTAAGTTGGTATACTGATAACAATCAATTCTAAACAACTCATCTATTTTCTTTTTTTCTGACCAGGTTTTAAAGTTTACAACTTTATCAATGTCTTCGTAACTGTATTCCATTTTACCAATATTTTATAGTTCTTAATTCTCTTGCGAGTTCTCTTATTTCACTTTTTATTTCTTCTCTTCTCATTTCTCCACTAGATAACTTAGTAAGACACTTATTATATATAAACGAAAACTCCTTATCAAATTTAATAAAAAACTCTATATCCTTAAGAGAATGAAGAACAGAGGCGTGGTTCTTGTCAAAAATATCTGCTATTGCCTGAAAACTCATTCCATGCAAATTACGAAATATATAATAAGCTATTCTTCTAGCGTCAACATGTTGTCTTTCTCTGCTTATCTTTTTTAAATCTTTTATATTTGTTTCTTCTTGAACAACATGAATCACATGTTCAATTAATGTTTCTTTTCTCATGTTATATTTTGATTTAAATTAATTGAGTCTAAATATTCATCAGAAGATATTTCATAGGTATCCATAAGAACTATTGGGCCATCTTCATCTCTAAAGTAATCTATTTTAAAAAACACAGGATTGTTTTTGTCGTCATTAACAACTCCTGTTTTATTTTCAATATAACCGTAGGTTGTTTCTGCTCCATACATGTGATCAATTACTGAAGCCACTTTTACTGCAGCTCCATTTCTGTAGTTTCTCATTTGTTCTAAAAAATATTCATCTATTTCAAACTCCTCCTCTGTAAACTTCTGTTTTGCATCCATGCTTTTCTAATTCTTTTAATCTATATTCTTGTATGGCAGACACCCTGCCACTTGGCTTTTTTACTTCTGAAAACAACACACCACAATTAGGGGGTATAGCAACAAGATCAGGTATACCGTTCTTATTAGTCTTAATAAGTTTAATAACATAGTAACCTTCATCCTCTAATTGTTTAATCCTCTTGGCTTGTATTTGTTGTTCTGTCATATTAAAATTTATGTAACTTATGTCTGCTTAAAAAATATCCAGAGCCATGCCCTAAGCTTTTTATATTTTCTTTTCTTATCAATTCATCTTTAGTAGCCCAACCTACAAAATCCACTATGTTTTTGTTTACATAAGCTAAAACATAAACGTCTACATCTTGATTTACTTTTAAAGTAGAAAGTAAGTTACCAGTTTTATAGTGAGTAGATTTTATGTCGTATCTATTATTTTCTTTTGTTACTCCATCAGCACTACCACTTCTTGGTGACAATCCAAAATCTGGAAATAAATTATTTTTTTTAGCAAAAGCATATTCTGCTTTAAATCCTTGAATATCTGCTTCTACTCCGTTTTGGTCTCCTATTTTGGCATCAAAAACATTATTACTTCTAGCTATACTAGATCTAAGCTTCCCAATATATTCGCATAGCTCTATCTCTAATTCGTCTAATTTAATCATAGAACTCATCCCTCCAATCTTCAGGCCATATTCTTTTTCCTATAGCTTTTCCTACTATAATTACTACCCAGGCTATGCATAGCCAACCAATTGCTTCTATCATTGTATTTAATTTAAAGTTAATAAATTTCTTTTAAAATGTTTTAATGTATAATCTTTTTTCTTAGTAACAGCTCTATATATATCAGGCTCAATTCCACCTCTTGTAAATATCCATACTACTTTATTCTCTGGTCTATCTTTAGTGGTCATCCTATCTCTTGACTGCCAATAACTTGTGGCACTAAAGTCTATGTTATAGTAAAGTAAAAGCTCTGCCTTTCTTAATGATATACCCTCACGACCTGATACAATCTGTAATGCTATTGACTTATCTGTACTTTCAAACGTACTTAAATCCGTACATAGTTCATCACCGTATACCTGTTTCAATGCATTCAACTCCTCCTTAAACTTATAAAAGATTCCTACTTTTTGACTACAGAAATTATCATATATAAACTGAGCTTTGAATGTATCTATTACCATAGAGTTACCGCTTTCAAACTTTACAGTTCCACTATACATCTGATGTAGCTTCTGCATTAATTTAACGCTAGTGTCAGCTAATATAACATCATCCTTACCCTCTACAACTAAATCTCTTTTAAGTCTGTTACATAGCTTTAAAATCATTTCAGGAGGATCAACATATACAACATCTTCTTCTATAACAGATTCAAAACCTGCTTCTTTTTGAGTATATGAAATCATGTATTGATTCATAGCATCTAATATGGTTTCCTTACCCTGTGAATAATCATTTACCATGAATCCTCCAATTCTCCTGGTCTTAGGAACTACATATTCTTTAGCAAACTTATAGAAATTAGTATGCTTTCTAAAAGGACTATAAGCTATACCATATACCTGATGATACATCTGACTAAATGATTCAGGTGTTGGTGTTCCTGATAGCAGTATAACATATGGGTTGTTTTTAACAACAAACTCCTTAACTTGCTTTGCTCTTTTGCTAGGCTTAGGAAACGCTCCCATACTATGAGCTTCATCGCACACAACAGCATCCCAACCCTTTAAATCTATCTTGTGTAATGACTCGTAATTTATTACAGTAAGATCAAACCCTGGACTCAACAACTTATAATCAGACTCTATACTACTTATAGCTTTCTTTTTAGTAATGAACAACACTTTGTTCACTATCATCATCTTGTCTAAGATTCCTAAACATGTAAGTGTCTTACCTGTCCTAACCTCCATTGAAAGGTAAACGAATTTTTTTGTCTCTAAAATACTTTTACCCTTATCTATTATCTCCTTCTGATAGTCTCTAAATTTTATCATAGTTTATT